CTTGCTTGACTATCAGCATGAGGTACACTTATTTTATGAACGATCTTAAGGCATATCTCTACTCAGTTAAACAAGAAGATTGTGCTGCTGATAAATGGGATTACGGCTTATTAAAACAATTTTTTAATAAAAATAATATTAAACCAGATAAGGTAACAACCTTGCCTAACACAGATAGAGCCTTTGTTGTTATTCCTGGACCCCAAAATGTAGATTATGAAGATCAAATATCTAAAGAGTTAAATAAAATAGGCAGGGTAGTTTTATTTATTACTGGAGATGAAAGCGCTACCTTTAAAGTTGATAAGATAGAACATAATAATATTGAGATTTGGATTCAATACCCGCACAGAAAACATTCACAATACAATAAGTTAGCACTAGGTGTGCCACAACACCTATCAAATAATTTGCCAGAGTATCAAGATAAATCTTATGATGTATTTTTTTCAGGACAAATAACCCATCAAAGAAGGCAAGAACTCGCAACGGTTATGCCTGAAATACCAAATTCTTTTTATAATCCAACTAATGGGTTTGCAGAAGGATTAAAACCAAAAGAATATTATGACAAAATGTTTATGTCAAAAATTGTTCCTTGCCCTAGCGGAGCAATGGTTGTTGATTCGTTTAGATTTTATGAAGCAATTGAAATGCTCTGCTTACCTATAGGAGATAAGTTAAACTCAAAAATGAAAAACACAGACTTTTTTAATTTTTTATTTGAAGGTAATTGTGCAGTAAAAACTTTTGAAAATTGGCAACACTTGCCTGATTTATTACCAAAATTATTAAATAACTATACATCCGAAATGCACCAAATTGTTTGTTGGTGGATCAAATATAAAAGAGATTTATTTATTGAGTTAATGAGGCAAGTAAATGCATAAAAGAGATATAACAATTGTCATGGCTACCTCTGTAATTCCAGATCACCCAAGCACAAAAATGATAGATCAGACAATTAGTGATATTCGTGTTCACTTTCCAGATAACGAAATTATTATGCAAATAGATGGTCTCAGAGAAGAACAACAAGATCGTAAAAAAGATTACGATGAATATAAAAACCGCATTTTGTGGAAATGTTTGCATGAAGATAAAAATATTTTACCTTTTGTATTTAAAGAACACAGCCATCAAACTAACATGATGCGTAAAACAATTAATGAAATTAAAACTCCATTGCTTCTTTATGTTGAAGGCGATGCTCCATTAACTCCAGATATTCCAATAGACTGGGATAAATGTCTAGATATGTTTGAATATAATAAAGCAAACACTATCCGTTTTCATTTTGAATCAAAAATACCAAAAGAGCATGAACACCTTATGTTTGGTTTAGAAGATGGATTTATGAAAACTATTCAGTGGAGTCAACGACCACATATAAGTAGAAAAAAATACTACAAAGACATTGTTCTTCCAAGATGCAAAGATAAATTTTTTATAGAAGATACATTTCACGGAGCAGTTCAAGATGATATACTTCCATATAAAATATTTAATCAAGAGGGTTGGGACATGCATAAACTTTGGATTTATCATCCTGAAGGTAGTATTAAACGTTCTTATCATTTAGATGGTCGTCAGGGTACCCGCAAATTTACAGTAGATGATGAAACTTGGGGATATAAAGAATGAGATTAGGAATTATTGCACGGTCTGATAATACTGGTCTTGGTAATCAAACTAGAGAATTAGTAAATATGCTTAATCCAGATAAAATTCTTTTAATTGATTCAACACCTTTTAATAAAAACATACAACATCCAGAGTGGTACGAAAAGTATAGTTGTATTAAGAGCAGTGGTTTTCCATCATTACAACATATAAAATTATTTTTAAAAGATATAGATGTTGTGTTAAGTTGTGAAACATTTTATGATCAAAACTTTATAAGGTATGCAAATAAGTATAATGTTAAAACGATTCTTCAATATAATTACGAATTATTTGGACATTTGTCAAACCCTAACCTACCACTTCCAACAGTACTTTTATCCCCAAGCATGTGGCAAATTGAACACATTAAAAAAATGTTTGGTAGCAAAACAAAAGTTATTCATCTTCCACCACCAACAAATGAAGAATTATTTAGTAAGATAAAAGAAAATAACCTATCTAAATCACATAACAGAATATTGCATATTGCTGGTAAAAAAGCAGCAAAAGACAGAAATGGTACTGAAACTGTTATTGATATGCTTAAACACTCTAAAGCAGATTATGAGTTAGTGGTTAGAAGCCAAAGCGAAATAGAAACAAACATTAAAGATTCCAGGCTTAGGGTTGAAATTGGTAATCCAGACAATAGGGAAAGCATGTATGATGGATTTGATGCTATGGTACTTCCTAGACGCTATGCTGGTCTTTGTTTACCTATGAATGAGGCTCTTATGAGTGCCCTGCCAGTTTTTATGACAGATATATCTCCCAATAATTTTATTTTACCGCCAGAATGGTTGGTTAAAAGTGATTCAATAGGAACGATCAGAACTAAGATTAGGCTTGAATTATTTGAAGCAGATCCAAAGGCTTTAGCAAAAACAATTGATAATTACGTCAATGTTAAAGATAAAACTTCTTATAAAGAGCAAGCATATAATATTGGCATTTCAAACTTTTCTCCAGTTATTTTAAAAGAAAAATATTTAGAACTTATCTCTCAAATTTAGTTTTTTGTTTAAACTGAATCTTAAGTATATTATTCCAAATAATATCAAAAGAACTATCTGCACTAGATAAATATGTATGATTATCTATATCTAAATTATAAGACTTAAAGACTAATGGACCTCTAGTATAAACCTTAACATCTTGCATCTCTGATCCACCAACTTTAAATATATTTCCATACATGGATCTCCATAAAAACTGGTCATTCTTATCTAATACTTCTTGCAATTTTTGTTTTTCCATAACCATAGGTACGTGTAGTTCATAGTCTAGGGGGTCATCAATTCCAATGGCTTTTAGTCTTTTATATGTAGCACTAAGTTTTCTAGTATAGTTAGAATTACCATTTAGTTTTTGATATAAGTTTATTTTATCTAATAAATACCCGCCATGAAAAGTGTCTATGTTATCTATTTTTTTAATAATATAGAAGTCGTCATTCATTAAAACAAATTCATTAGATATTTGTGGTGAGGAACAAATCATTTTTAAATTCTCTACAGCATTTTTATATTTAGTATGTATCTGATGAACTTCAATATAGTTTCCTACGTACCAGTCAGGCTTACCACCAACAACCCATATATTTGAGTCTGGAAAACTTTCAACGACAGATCTAATAGAATACTTTAATTCTTCGTTAACGCCTTCTTTGCAAATATATACAAAGTCCATATTCTCCCCATTATAAAAAGATAAAGAGGGCAAGTTTTAAATTTGCCCCCTCTATCAAAATAAACTACTTCTTTTTAGCAGCAGCCTTCTTTTTTGCTGGAGCCTTCTTAGCAGGCACAATCTTGCTAAGTGCATCTGAAACAGCACCAGTGTCTGGTAGTACGCCAAACGCTTTATCATTAGGATTAAGCGCTCTCAATGCAACGGGCGCTAGAGCAGCAACTAGTGCAGCCCATAGATCTTTTGGATCTGTTACGCCAGCCATATAAAGTGCAATTACTGAACCAAGGACGGATCGTCCATATGATGCAAGCATTGCCTTTGTTTTATCATTTAGTAAGTTATTCATTATTCCTCCTAGGATATAATTTGTGTTAATGTTGTAAAGCCAATCCATAAACCAATTATTCCTGCGACTCCCGCAAAAACTGGTGGTGCTGGTACTGGCAATTTGAATGCTGCGAACACGACACCGCATCCAAAACCTGTTAGTGTAGATAGTAAAACATCTTTCATATTATTTCTCTCCCACAGTTGGTGGCAATAATGATAAAAGTTTGTCGGAGTAGTCATTGAGACCCCTGTTTTTAAGTTCCTCTGATACTTCTTTAATAGTTTTTTGTGACATTTCAATATACTCAAAAGCCCAATCTCTTGAATCAGAAAGAAATTTAATAAAATTTTCTTTATGTATTGAATCATCTGAAACTCCAACATTATTTTTTATTTTAGATGTTAGTTCTTCAAGTGCTGCATTTTTTATAAAAAGTTCAGCCATTAATATACTAGATTTTTTTAACCTATTAAGAGTAACCCAATATGCTATACCAAAAGAAAAAGACAGTGTGGCAAAAAATATTATAAACATTATATCCATAATATCTATTGTACACCAGTCTCTTTATATCCATTTAAAACCTTTATCATTTCTCCATGATTCATTGATGTTTCAGATAACATTTTTTGATTATTTTTTATATTATTAAACCATTCATTATATTCAGACCACTCATTTTTTTCAAAAGCATAACTAATTCTATTAAAATTTATTAAATCTAGTCCATAAGAAACATCAAAC